TTATGTGTTAGATTAACATCTTGCCTACAATAGTTTAACATTTCTGGCGTATAAGTATCGAAAGAATCTATGTCATGTTTAGCAAAGTTTAATCTTCTTCCCCATGCAGCTAGTCCATGTCCTTCTTCTCGTAAAGGATTAAATAGCTGAGACTCTAATAAAGTATCTCGTATTTGGTTTGGTTTAATATCCGAACCAGTGAACTTATTTAATAGTGGTGCATCAAAAGACAATCCATTATGCATGATAAAAGTATCTATTCCTTTGCTCCATTCTCCAAAGGATTTACAGTCTTCTCCTATCCATTCTTTTATTGTATTAGTTTTTGGACACTTAGCTACGATACAATGAATGTCCGTAGCAGTATCCTTTAATCCGTTTGTTTCTATATCTACGATTGCTGGCATTATTTTTCCTTTTGTTCTATAACTTTTATTTCTTTTTTGATATGGTCTATGATCGTGTCTACTAAATGATTATGTGAATCTGATGTATCATATTGTCTCCATATATCATCTATAGCAAGAAATATATTTGCCTTTTTTCTTATTAAGCTTAGTTCTTTTATAGTTACTTCTTCTTCTAAGCGTTCTTGTATTTCTTCTTCTGTTATAACTAAGAAACATCTACCATTATTATTTGCTTCCCAATTACTTAGTTCACTCCAATTAGTAGAGTAGTCAGGCGTAGGAGTTTTCATTAATTCTTGTGCTCCTTCTTGTTGACCACACCAATTACAATCTTCTCCTTTCCCTACTTCTATTTCTGTTTTTTCGTGGAAGCAATAGTGTGTCCACATCTTAGGTTTATCAAAGATTAGTTCTAGTTGATCTTCTAAACCATAATGTCTTTTTAATAGCTCTGTTTCTTTCTTAAAGAAATCTCCTATTGTTTTATTTTGTAGATGTGGTGCATCTGGGTTTTCTACAGGTGGTAATATTTTGTTCATTATTTTCCTTTCTATATTATATTCTTTATTATATTCGATATTATATCTATTGTCCAGCCATTTCCTAACATTTTATATCTTTGAGTTTTACTAACGCCAGTAGTATAATTATCTGGAACAGTTTGAGCTCTTTCACATTCAAGTGGTGTGATATATCTTAATCCTTTAGTATCTTCTATGCCAAAAAATCTTTGTGAGCTACATCCTTTACCGTGGGATGCTTCTATCATTTGAACTTTTTCATTATCTTGTTGGATCTTTAATTTTTTATTTTTTCTTTTACTATGTTTCTCTATCCATTGTAACATCTTATCAGAGTAATAATACTTATCTTCTACATTGTCTTCTTTTATATCTTTATACATAATCTTTTTATCTTTAGGTAAATCAAAAGGTATATTAGTCCAGTATAATCTTCTTCTACTTTGTGCTGATACTAAGGAACTATTAATTTCTATAGGGTTTACTTTAAAATAACTTGATATAATATCTTGTGATGATTGTGCCATACGGACATTTTCTAATAAAAAATATTTAGGTTTTAATTCTTTATATAATCTGGCAAATTCAAAAAATAATTTACTACGTGG